TGGAATAGTGACCGTAGCCGCTCCAGTGCCAGAAGTACAAATTACTGAACTATCTGAGCCATTAACAATAAAATAATTTACCTGTACATCTGGGAATGTAACAGTTCTTGTTGTTCCCGGAGAACCAGTAAATTTAATTACTGCGTGTCTTCCATTATTATCTGCTGTTCCATCAGCAAAAGCTAAAGTTACGTTACCAGAGGCAACACTGACTTCGACATATCCACCAATAGCATCATCCAACAAATCAATAAGGTTTTCGTTTAGTACATCACCCCAAGTTCCTGTGTTTTCTCCATCGGTTTGTTTTACAAAACCTAATTGTGTATAATTAGACATAATATTTCCTTAATTTCCTGTTCCTATTGTCCACGTTTCTGTTCCTCCAGACGTTGTATTTACAAGAGACCATAATCTCACATTACCAGTAGAAAGTGTGCTGTTTACACCTGTAATTGTATTTATAGTTGCTGTTCCAGAAACATTTTGTGATAAATCTGTAACACTTAATCTTAAATTATCATAACCAACTTGATTTATAGTTGCACCACCAGAAGCTGTTTCACTACCTAATGCAAGAGTTGCCGCTATACCACTTTCTGCAAATACAGCACCATCATCCCAACCGTTATCTCCATAAGCACCTGCGTTATATCCGGCTGTACCAGAAGCCATTAACTAATCCTAATTAACGCTGTATTGTAAGCGGCAGTTGGTAATTGAACTTGAAAAGTTCCATTTGATGATGAAAAATCAGAACCAAAATCTAAAACAGCAATAGTTGCATTTGATTTAGAATTGTTATAAATTAAAGCACCACGAGCAGTTATTGTTGCTGAAGACCAAGATGGGTCTGCCGCATCAAAATATGCAACATTATTTGAAGAATCATAAGCAACAGCTTGACTAGAGAGAGTTGCTCCCCCTGCTGTATATCCTGTTCCACTCACTTCTGCTGAAGTAGTGTAAGTTGCTGTTGTAGCTCCAAGTGATGCACTTGATGTGTATAATGCTATTTTTAATGTGTTTCCACCACTGCCTAAATTTTGTGCTCCATCTAAACAATCTTGTTTAAATGCGTCTGTTAATACTTGCGTAATTGCCATTTAATTTCTCCTATGTACTCATTGGTTTTAACGTATTTTCACCCATAACATTTGAGGGGGAAGAATAATCATCTCTTCTTCTACGTCTAGTTTGGTTATTTATTGCTTCTACAGCCGCTTGATATCTTTGTGTATAGATAGCTAAGTCTTCTCTATTTTTAGAAAAAGTACAAGCCTCCATTAATGCTCCATAAAGAATTAAATCCTGTGCATTTTTTGTTAACCAGTTGGTTGTATTTGAACTAGATAGTTCTGTTAATCTTCTTGCGTATGTCATTTCAATTGTAAGAGCCGCACTTGGTGTTGGTGCTACAAGAATTGATGTATCATTGTAGTTAGCCCAATACACTGGCGTACCTGTTGTAGATGATGTAGGCCAGTAATCATAAATAAACTCATCTGTTCTTTCTTCTAAAAAAATTCTTTTTGAGTCAGAGTCTAAATATAAAAAATGAAAAATAACTTTTGCATCATTTGGTTTACTTACAAATCTATCTCCAACATTAAATGTTGTTGTAGCTGATTCGTGAAACGCATAAGGTTCAATGTCTCTTGATATACGTTGCTCTGCTAAAGAAATAAAATTATCTGTTTCATTAGAAAATTCTGTTCCATCATTCTCCATCCAATCTTTAAGGTCTTGCGTTAAAGTCGCATATGTCATTGTTGCCATAGATTATCCTACATCATCCAATAATGCCGCTACTATACACGTCACAGTAGATGATGACGTTATTGCGTGTATATCAGCAACAGTTGTATTTGGTAAATTTGCAAACCAAGAATGACCTGCTTTTATTTTAATTCCATCTGTTACAGAAGTAGAAGCTGTTCCTGCATCTAAAACAACATAAACATCATTAGAAGAGTCAGTATTTTTAATAAATAAAAAATTAACTTTATCTCCTGTAGCAACAGCAGTTGGTGCTGTATCATCATCTACAGCAGTGTAATCTGTAAAATATCCTGCAATTAAATCTGTACTTGAATTAGAAACACTCGTAAGTTTATAATACCACTTATCATTTGCATCAGCAGGGCTGATTGTCATACTACCAGAAATAGTTTTAGCTATTTCGTCTGGTAGTATAGTTGCTGTTAGTGTTACTGTTGCATCATCTGCCATTATTTCTTACCTTCTTTTTTGAGACGTTCTTCTCTTTCTTCGTATTTTTTAACTTCTTCTGCTGACATATTTCTAATAAATCCTTTTACTGGATTTTTAATAATTGCCATCTTAATTGGTTTAGCTGTTGCGTTTGCCATTTTATCCCTTAGTAATTTTAAATGATAAACCCGTTACGGGTACTGTTACGTTTTTAATCTTTTTTGAAGTTAAAATGTTTCCAGAGTTTACCTTCAAATCTGTACCCTCCAAAGTGGGAGAGACTGGAACCGAGGTCTGCCCAGATTTTTCCTCCAATTTTTTGCCATCTTCTTGAGAAGGCGTAATCTTCTGATAAGTATCTTCCATCTTCATCTTTCATTGTATCAAAAAATAAATAAGTATTATCTGAATCGTACTCCTTACCATTAACTATCTGGTCAGTAATATAATGTAAATCTTTATACTCTTGTTTCATTTTTTCTAAACAAGAGCGTCTTATTAACATAAAACCTGTTGCCGCATCCAAAACTTCTGCAAAACCTTTTTCTACATTTATGTTATCTTTATCTGCAAAATTTAACACATAAGGATAACTTAAATCTTTATAATCTTTACCTTCTTTTATTAAGTCTGGTATCCCATCCCAATTTATCATTTTCATAGGGTAGGGAGCACAAATTACATCTTGGTCAAAATCTAAAAACCTAGATATTAACTTGGCATCAAAACCAATATCTGCATCAATAAACAAAAGATGAGTAGCATCTTTATCATCAAGAAAATTTGCTACTAAAGTATTTCTTGCTCTAGTAACTAAGGACTCTTGACCTAGTGTTTGTATTCTTAATGCTATGTTTTCTTCTCTACATAAATTTTGTAAATCAAGAATACTATGAAAGTAATCTTCACTTAACCAACTACCATAACATGGTGTTGCAACGAATACATTTGCTTTAGCTGACACTCACTGATTCACTACCTAAACTTGCGGTTAAAGTCAAGGCTGTTGCTTGTGGTGTAGCATTTGCTGATTTAAATGTACTTGTAAATTTCTTACCTTCAGTAACTCCAATTTTAGCCATTAATGAAGATACATATCCGTTTTCTATTTGTGACGATGGTGTTAATGCCACAGGCGAACTTCCATTTTTTAATGCTTGAGCATCTGGTTTATGTTTTCTTGGTTCAAGTTGCGGATGTTTTTCTTCAAATTCTGATTTATGAACAAAAGAACCATTCCACTCTTTAACCATTTCATTGTATGGAAAAGCCATTCCACTTCTATCTGATATAGCTTTAGCATATTTACCTGTTGAAAAAGCCACTATACATTCCTTAAATCTGGTGTAATTTTTAAATCAACTTTTTCTCTGTTATCTTGCATTGCTCTATTAAATTCTTCTTCATACAACATTTTTAATTCTTGTCTTCTTTGCATTTCAATTTGTGGTCTTTTTAATGAAAGATAATAAGCTAATCCACTAATTGCACACGGCAAAAATCTGTTTGGTATATCAATTGTTTCTGTTGCGGCTGTAATATCTTCTAGAGCTTTTCTTTCTTTATATCTAAAAGAATCAGCACTATTTGGTGTTGGGTACAAATATACAATTGGTGTTAATTGTTTATCTAAAAAATATTGACTTGGTCTTCCAGTGTCTGCTTTATTTGGTATTTTTAAATAATCATCACGACTTATTCTTTCTATTTCATAATCAGTTCTAGTATTATCTGAGTTAGTTACAGATATAACTGCATCTTCTACATCTATTGTATAACTGTTAAGTGTATAGTTTGCTGTTCCAGATGTAAGTGTTTGTGTTGATTCTGAAACACTCCAAAGTTGAATACTTCTATTACTCCACTCTTTAAACAAAAGGTTAAGGCTTCTTCTTCCAGATGAAGATTCTTTTCCTGTTATTGTTTCACCACCAATTCGACTGTAAGCCTCCTCAATGACTTCATTAACGTATAGCGTAAATGTACGAGTGCCAGAAGTTGCCATATCTTATCCTAATTGTAATAAACTGTCACATGAGTAGTTACAGCATTCGTGCATTTAATACTTGATTCACATCTAAATGCACCCGGAAACATTATAGAGCCTGCTACAGATTTACTGTCTCCGGCATCTGAATCATTTGTTCTTGGTACATCAATAACTGCTACAGTTGTAGAACCATCCAATAAAGTAATAGTTCCTGCCGCAACATTGTAAGGTTGCACCCATGAAACTCCTACTATTCTTCCGGGGCCATTGAACACAGTTGTTGTAGTGGCAGTTGTAATATTTGCTGATTTTATGTCCATTGAATTGATTTTCCTCCTATTATAATTTTATTTGTTTCGTTTCTTATAACCATAAAAAACAAAGCTATTTTTTCACATATGTGCATACTTTATCCTTAAAAAAAGCTAGGGCTGTTACACCCTAGCTGTTATTGTTAATATACTGAATATTCTAGCTCTACCGTAAATCTACCTGCTGTAATATCAGCATTGACTGCTGTAGTAGAAAATGCATATAAGTATTTACTAGCTATAGCCGCCGTTACGTTTGGAACGAATATGTGATAATTACCTGCTGTGTTATTCAAGTTAACATCAATCTCAGTAACTGATTGTGTAGCACTTAATTGTTCGTTAAAAGAAGT